ATAGCGGGAGAGGGTTCCGCAGCTACAAACACTTTCGACTTGAGTTTTAACGATAACATCCAAGAACTAACATTAGGAAAAACAAGTAATCGCACTATTATGCTAATAGATAACAATCCTCAACTCGCAGCTCTTAATTTTGTTAATCCTTCAACCTTTAACTATATTAATCTTCGCGACTGTAATTTTTCAGTCGCAGCTATAAAAGCCTTCATTGACGACGTGACACCTGCTCCGGGATTGTCTGGAATTTCGGAGCTTCAACTCGGAGGAAATCCGTGCTGGGTTGTAAATCAGCTAGACCAAACACATCCGGACACGCCATACGTTGAAGCAGCATGCGCAACGAAAGGAATCTTATTAGTAACATCCTAAACAATGAACGAAGATTATTCAGAAGCTCTTAAAGAAGTTGCTACAATAGCGCCAAGCGACGTTGCTATCCTGGAGACTTTAAGCATATCCCACCCAGAGGGTGGCGCTATAAATATCGTCAACAGCCCAGAAGATTACCAAGGTTACAGCGAAACGACTGGGAACGATTTAGTGGTTTTCAAAGCTTCTGCTTTCGCGTTGTCGCTCCCTGAATCTTCTATAGAAGGAACGCAATTCTTAAACTTATCTTTTCCAAATGTTACCCGTGAAGCAAGCGATTGGTTAAATAGAATACCTGTTCAAACAAGTAGCCCGGCAAAAGTCGTCTATCGAGTTTACTTATCTTCAGACGTTACTTCTCGTCCGCAAAACGATCCGCCCATAAGTTTAACGTTATCGGATATAGAAATTAGCTTAACATCTGCCAGCGCAAGGTGCGCCTTCAAGTCTATTATTAATGCTAAATATCCTAATGAGTATTACACCCTCGACAAATTTCCTGCCCTTAGCAACTAAACTTATCGGCTGTTCTTATGTTCACGGGGGTCGTTCTCCAGACGGATTCGATTGCTGGGGTTTGCTTTGGTATTTTTACAAGCAAATGGGTCGCGATATAATGGAGCCAGGCGATTACAGTTTGCGAACTACCTTTGCACAAAAGTCAGAAACTTCGAACGAATTGATTAAGAGCTACTGCCGTGAACTAACCGCGCCTGAAGATTACTGCATCGTTTCTTTTAGTCGCAACGGCTTAGCGATTCACTGTGGAATTTGGCTGAATGAAAATGAAGGCTGTTTACACGCTACAGAATTTGGCGTAGTGTGTGAAAAAATAAGCACTATTAAACAGATTAGAAACCTAGACGCAAAATACTTCTCATGGCAATAATTAGCATCACAGCGAATACTTTTGATCCAGAGAATACGACTCAGGTGGTAATCGAGGAAAACGTTATCTCTATTGCAGATTGGGCAGCTCGCAGAGAAGAGAACTTTGCAGAGGACCCTTGGATTTGCGTTCTTAGGAGAGGGGATAAAACTTATTACCCGCTTCGATGTGAGTGGGATGAAGAGATTCAAGAAGGGGACAAGCTACACTTCCTTCCGCATGTAGCTGATCCTATTAGCATCATTATCGCTATCATTGTAGTGATCGTCGTTGTGCTAATTTTCTTATTCCTGTCTATTCCCGCTATGACGGATCCGCAAGGGACTCCGGATCCAGTTTCCTCAATTGACGGAAGACGTAACAAAGCCCGGTTGAACAGTCCTATTGAAGACGCTTACGGAAGGAATAAATTATGGGCGACATATCTTGCACAGCCTTACGTTCGTTACGAGGGCAATAATAAGCAGATACTTTATCAAGTGCTTACTCTGGGGCAAGGGGAGTTTGATATCGAAAACGTTTTAATTGAAGACACCCCTGCTGACAACTTCTCGGAGATCCAATACTGGTTTGATAATGTGGAAGTATTTGATAACAATGTATCAGTGTGCCAAGAGGCTCGCGATATTAATTTACTTGGAACAAATCAAGAGGATTATCCTGGAGCCATTGGCCCCTTTGCAGTCAATCCGCCTAACACAGTTTGTGAGTATTTAGAAATTGATTTTAGTTTGCCCGGTGGCGCTTACGATGTGGACGATGAAGGGGACGTGAGGTCGGTGGGAATTAAAGTTTTATGGGAAGCTCGAGAAATTAATGCCGCAGGTCTTCCTATTAATCCGGGCGAATGGTATCGAGTTTTCCTATTGAATAGGAGGTATGCTACCAATCAACCCCAGCGAGTGACAGTCGGAAGAAACATGCCGAGGGAAGGGCGATGGGAAATTCGTTGCATTAGACAGGACGAAGCTTTTTTAGATGTCACAGGCACAGATAAGGTTCAATGGGATTATGCGAGAGGGGTTCGCGGTAACTTTTCACAGCCTGCACTCGGGACAATAAATATAAAAACTCGAGCGTCGACTAACACTGTGTCGAATAAGATTAACGTTTTAGCCACTAGGAAGCTTGCTGTGTGGGACGGAGCTGCATGGCTCGCGCCCGCTGCATCCAGAAATCCTATTTGGGCAATGGTTAATATTTTGAAGTCTAGCTGGGGAGGACAACTAACCGACGACGATTTAGATTTGCCTGCTCTCAAGTTAGCAGCGGATCAAGCGGATGCAGCTTTGGAAACTTTTGACTGGGTGTTTGATACTAAGACCACAGTCTGGGACGCTTGTCGTTTGTGCTGTCAAGTGTGTCGCTCAGCACCTTTATTACAGGGCTCAAAGATAAGTGTCCTTAGAGATGTAGGCAGCTCCGTTCCGGTGATGCTTTTCAATTCAAGTAATATTGTTCAAAACAGTTTAAAAATTAAGAGGAAAGTTTACGACACAGAGGGCAAGGATGGATTGGAAGCTACCTATTTTGACCAAGTAACTTGGAAGGACGAAACTGTCACGGCTACGTTAGAACAGCAGACAGCACTTAACCCAAAGAAAACGCAACTCCGAGGAGTAACGAACAGGGATCAAGCACAGAAGCTTGCGAATTACATGTGGGCAAGTGAGTTTTATAACAGGGAGAACATAACTTTCAAAACTACGCATGCTGGCTTTTCTGCAACCTATAACGACTTGATTAAAGTTGAAACGGATATCATGCGCTGGGGCCAGGGCGGGGATGTCTTAAACATAACAGGAGGAGGTGAAATTACTCTTTCGGAGCCTCCTACTTTTGAAAGCGGAGTGGATCATAATATAAATTTCAGAACTAAAACAGGAGGCTTTTACGGACCCTTCTTAGTCGATCCGGTTGCGGGACTAGGAAATGAAAACAAGGTTCAGATTAGAGGAGGCACAGTCATCACCACTGACTTACCTATTTCGGACGACCACGAAAAACCTGCTTACATATTTGGGCCGTTAGACTTTGACGGAAAGCTTTGTCGTATTGCAAAAGTTGTAAACTCAGGAATCGATGAAATTGAAATAACAGCTACCATTGAAAACTACGGCAGATTCTCAAACGATCTAGTGCCCAGTCCTCCCATTATTTATCCGCCCGTTCAGCCTAAAGCTATTGTTAATCCTACCGAGGAAATTCAAGTGATAAGCATCGCTCGTTTCCCTTACGGCGATCCGGGCTGGAGAATAACTTTCAGAGCATTACAAGAAGACGGGGACAGCCCTTCCGCTGACTATGCGTTTAGCTTTGACGGAGGAAACAGTTACGAACCTTACACTTATACAAGCGGAGGCACGTTCACCACTACGGTAACTACGTGGACAGGGCAAGAGTTTGATGCCGGAGAGATTATTCCCATAGGAACTACCGAGGCTTCTCTTCGTAATGAAATTATTATTAAAACCAATACCTATTACGCTAGGGTGGTTAATAGAGAAGTTCTTTTAGTTAATGGCGTCAATACATGGGTCTTCGCTACTTGGCCCTTGTATGCAACTATACAGCCAGACGTAGAAGGATGGATTAGATTAACGACAGACACAGACTCCGGTGTCGGAAACGAATTGCTTGGAATGTCTTCTGCGGAAGGTGTAGGACTAAGCGCAGACGATACTCCACAGCCTATTCAATAACCTAACAACCAAAAAATATTATGCCTATTACAGCAAAAAAATTCACTATCCCTGCCGCAGCTGGCGTCGTAAACGGATTCTTCAAAATGAAATCTGCTCCTTGCGGAACAGACGACATCTTTGACGTCGGAATCTTTGATTACCGCGACACAGCTACCGCCATAACTCCAGTTAGTATTCCAGCGGGTGGAGCGTGGACTGTTTTAACTAATAACGCTCTTGGAGTTAACACGTATAAAAGGCTCCCCGATTCTGTGACTGATGTCTGGGA